TCTACCCTTACCGCAACTGTTTTGCCTGGTGATGACTTCGCTTTCGAAATCCGTCGCAGTTGCCGGTACATTTATCGGTACAAAACCGGCTCGAAAGACAGTAAAAAAGCCCCCGCCGAAGCGGGGGCGCAGGGTTAAGCGGCTTGCAGGCCAAAGGTGGTTACTCGCGAGCCGTTGCCCGCGAAGTCGTCCCAGCTGCCGCCGGTGTCGGTCAGGTCGTTCATGTACGGCAAGTCGTTGACGTTGTACTCCGCGACCAGCCAACCCGTCTTGTTCGGGTCGGCGGTCTCGTAGTAGCAGCGCACCGCCGTGATGGGCGAGCCGTCGCCAGCGCAGCCCCACATCAGGTCGGACTTGTTATAGCCGTACACAGGGTCGAGCCAGCCTGACGCCTCGGTGCAGACTTGATACCAGCCGGGCATGTCGATTGCCAGCCAGCGAATCGGATCGTAGCCGTTACCGGCAAACGTGTCGCCGAAGCCGCCCGTGTCGGTGTGGTCCACCATCTCCGGCATCCACCAGCCGCCGCTCGGGTCGGTCGAAGCCGCATACGTGATGGCCACCTCGGACTGCGAGTAGTCCGGGTGCCAGCTGGTGCCGGACGTATCGCCGGAGCCGGACGGCGTGTAACCGCCGCCGATGTAGGCGCTCACGTCAGACTTAAACTGGTCCCACGAACGGCCATACTCTGCGAAATAGCCGGTGGGGTCGGTATGGTCCGTGCCGCCCCAGATGTAGCGGCAGTCGTTGTGGCTGAGCAGTCGGTCGATGCCCCAGCCGCGCGAGTTGAGGTAGTCGCCGGCCCAGGCCACGGCCTGGTCCCACTGGGCGCTGAAATCTTCCCAGTTTGTCGCGTGGGCAAGCTCGATGCCCACCGTGGCGTAGTTGCCGTTGCCCACATGCCAGCACAGCGCCCAGTCGGGCACCGTGTGGTAGACAACGGAGCCGTCCAGCTCCATGACGTAGTGGACGGCATAGGTATCGTCGCGGCCCCAATACTGCACGTGGTTTGCCGCGCTAGCGCCGGGGTTCGCGGTCTCGTGGATTACCAGGTACCCCGCATCGTTGTAGCCGTGGCCGTAGCTGACCGTATCCTCGACCTGCTCGTAGGCAAAGGCCGGTACGGCCATGCTCGCGGCCAGGGCCACGGATGCCAGGACGGCCGTGAGCTTCGCCTTGACGCTAGTCATCCGCTCCCCCCTTCCATGCGCTGATGGCGCTGGCGCCGATGACGGCGCCGATTGCCGTGCCGGCGGCGTTGAGCGTCAGCACGACGGCGTCCACGTTCTCCCATCCCCAGGCCGGGCCGACGGTGCCGAACAGCCATGCGCAGGTCGGCAGCACGAGCAGGCCGACCCATTTAAAAACATCGTAAACGCGACCGGGAATGAGCCACTTGGGTACGTTCTCGTTCATTTCTCCCCCTTTCTAGAGGCCGATGTTGGATGCCATGAAGCCGATGGCGATGCCGAGCACGCACGTGAGCGCGTAGTCGACGACTTTGTTCCAGCGGTCGGCCGGGACGTTCTCAAGCGCGTCGAGCCGTTCGCCAATCGCGTCGATGCGCTGCTGGTTCTGGTGCTCGATCTCGCGCAGCGCCGCGAGCGTCTCGGTTATCGCGTTAATCTGCTCGCCCGCCGCCGCGAACTGCCTGTCGGCCTCCTCGAACTGCCTGTCCGTCTTCTCGAACTGCTTGTCATGGTCCCTAATCGCCCTGTCGTGCGCCGAATGCTCGGGGCAGTGCTCCATATGTCACCTCCTACACCGCGAATGCGACGCGCCCGAGGACTCGGCCGCCGTACGTCGCGCCTTTGCATCCAACCCATACGGAGCCGTCTTTCTTGACGCTGATGTACGCCGTGTTGTTGGTCGGGCTCCAGTGGTCCGCCTGCACGGCGGCAGCCCAGACCGTGAATGGGGGCCTGAACTCCTTGGGAAGCGTCCCGGCCTGCCAGTCCTCATCCGTCTCCTTGACGGAGTCCACGGTCACCTCGACGACGCAGCCTGCCTTGCGGTATCCCACGCCGTCGGCGGCGGTCGCGGAGCCGTAGAGCCATCGCCACTCGCCGACCGACGCGGACTCTCCGAGAGCCGAGATGGTCGGGACCGGCTCGAAGAGCCGCACCGGCGTTCCGGCGTTGATGCCGTTGAGCGGCACGCGCCACAGCTTCAGGTCGTTGGTCGTTACGGCGGGGTCCGCCGCCGTGCCGGTGGTCGGCGTGCCCTTGATGACCATCGGCTCGATGCTCTCGATGCCCTCGTTCGTCTTTGAGTAGCGCGCGACAACCAGGTCGTTGCGCTTCTGGCCCTGCGTACCGCTTTCCACGGTGAGCTGCACGGGCGCCTGGTTCCAGAAGCGCTTGCCGCCGACCATGCCCACGCCAGTGCCGAGCGTGGCCGCATTGGCGCTGGCCATCGTCAGAGAGAAGTCGTTGCCGTAATCCAGCACGCAGCTCGCCTTGCCGACGGTTGCCGTGTTGAGCGCGGCCAGGTCGTCGGAGCTGATGTGCTTGGTGCCGGTCATGCCGTCCACGATCTCGAATGCCATTTACTGCTCCTTCGCGTTGGTCATGAACTGCTGGAACGCTGCATCGTGCTGCGCCGCGAGCTTCTTGTACTCGTCCGTGCAGCCCTTACACAAAAGCCTGCTCGCCTTGCTGCCGTATTGGTCGAACCGCTCGACCTCGCGCCAGTCTCCGGCGGCAGCGGCACCTTGTTGCAAGTACGCGCTCTCGCCGCAGCGGTCGCATGTGTAGCGCGTGATGTTGTCGGTCTTTGCCATATCCTCTCCTTACTTCGTCCTCAGCCACGTGTACGGGCCTACGCTCGGCACCTGCTTCCACGTGCCGCCGACGCTGTTCGGATTGAACGAGCCGTCGGTCTCCACGTACTCGCCGACCCGATGCGCCATAAGCCACGTCGTGTTCGGGTCGGCGGTGTCGAGGATGTGCTGCCAGCCGCCCCATGTGGAGACGGACGTGCCGCGGCGCCAGTACATGTCCGCTCCGACCACCGCCACCTGCTTCGGCAGCCCTCCGGAGGCGTCGCTCAAGGGAGTCAGGGTCACGAGGACGGCAAACGTGTCGCCGGACAGCCCGATCGCGCTCGCGGTCTTAAACTCCGTGTATACGGACTTGGCGTGGTTGCTCATGTACCACGACGGCGAGCTGTTCGCGTTTCTCGTGTCGTCTATGCTGCCGCCGCTCGGCCCTTGGGCGCCGCGCGGCCCTTGCGGCCCGGTGTCGCCCTTCGGCCCCTGGACGCCCTGCGGCCCCTGGGACCCGGCCGGGCCGACGGGGCCGGTCGGACCCTGCTTGCCGGTAGGGCCTTGCGGCCCCGTCGCGCCCGTCTCGCCCTTCGGCCCCTGCGGGCCGGTGGCTCCGGTCGCGCCCCTCGCGCCGGCCGGACCCTGCGGGCCCGTCGCGCCCTTGTCGCCCTTAGGGCCCTTGATGTTGCCGACCAGGAACTTCGCCATCGTCACCCACCTATCTCGTAGTAAAGCTCGCCCGTGGACGGGTCGTATGAGAGCGGCGGCGCGGCGCCGCCGTCGGCGACGTGCGACCAGAGGTTCCCGTCCGCGTCCACCGTGAGCGAGAAGAAGCCGGACAGGGGCGCGGTCACGCCCGAATCGCCGCGGTCGCCCTTCTCGCCCTGGGGGCCTTGGATGCCCTGCGGGCCGCGCTCGCCCTGCTCGCCCTTGACGCCCTGCGGACCCGTCGCCCCGGTCGCGCCCTTCGCGCCAGTGGCCCCGGTCGCGCCGGCCGGGCCTTGCGGCCCTTGCGGGCCCGTCGCCCCCGTCGCCCCCTTCGGGCCTTGCGGGCCGGTGGCGCCGGCCGGGCCCGTCGCGCCGGCCGGGCCTTGCGCTCCGACCGGGCCTTGCTCGCCCCTCACGCCCGTGGCGCCGCTCATGTCCGCGATGAGCGAGTAGCCGCTCGCGCCCTTAACGTAAAGCTCGGCGTTGTGCGGGTCCTCCACGTCCGAGCCGATGACCGCGAAGCCGCCGACCTTCACGCCGTCGGCCGCCCATCCCGCCTGCATGGCCTCGTAGCTGGCGTAAACCTTCGAGATGGCGAAGCCCTCGCCCGTGTCCCCCTTGGGGCCTTGGATGCCCTGCAACCCCTGCGGGCCGCGCGGCCCCGTCTCGCCCTGTACGCCCTGGGGGCCTTGCCTTCCCTGGACGCCCTGCGGGCCCTGCTCGCCCGCGTCGCCCTTGGGGCCTTGCGCACCCGTCGCGCCCTTGGGTCCTTGCGGGCCGATCTCGCCCTGCGGGCCGACGTCGCCTTGCGGGCCCTGCAATCCCTGCGGCCCGCGCTCGCCCGCGGCACCGGTCTCGCCCTTGGGGCCTTGGATGCCCGTCGCGCCGCGCGGGATGCCCAGCGAGAGCGTCTTCTTCAGGCCCTCGCCGGAAAGCGACGCGGTGGCCTTCGCGCCCTCGGCGAGCGTGGAGACCTCGCCCATTGCGATGCTGGCCTGCGCCCAGGTCTGCAAGGAGCTCGAAGCGTCGGTCGCGGCCTTTTCGGCCTTGGCCTCCACCGCCGCCAAAGCCTCGGAATCGACTTCTGCGGAGAAGGTGTAGTTGCTCAGCTTCAGGCCCTTGCCGGCCAGGTATGCGTGCCCGCCGCCGCCTTCGGCGGTCCCGCTGCTCGTCGTCTTGGTCGTGGTCTCGGAGCCGACCTCGTATGAGTACGTCGCCACGCCGCGCTCGACCTTGACGACCTTCTTGGCCACCGTTGCCGCGACCGTGCGCCCGTGGGCGTTGTCGCGCGCCGAGATCACGTCGCCGACGTCCACGTCTATGTCGTCGTGGGCGTCCACCTCGACGCTTCCGGTGGTCTGGTACTCCGCGAGCTTCTTGCGGCCCTCCTCCTCCAGCTTGGCCTCGTCGGCGTTGCTGTAGTCGTACAGCGCCGCGATCTCGTCCACGCCGAACAGCGTCTGCTTGTGGGAGACGTTGCCCTTGGCGTCGGCGTAGAAGTGGACGACCGCGCGGTTCTCCAGCTCGCCCGTGCCGGCGCAGACCAGGTGGTTCACGCAGCGGTGAACCGAGGTCAGCGTGAAGTCCAGCAGGTCGGAGTCCACCTTGTTCGCATAGTCCACCACGGGCGGCAGCGAAAGCTCGACCTTGCTCCCCTTGCGCCGCATCGCCAGCTTGCGGCCGTTGGCCTTGGCAAGCGCCTTGAGGCCGCTGTAGCCGTCGGCGAAGCGGTCGAAGGTGTAGCTCACCGACGCATCATCGGAAGCGGCCGAGAAGACTGCCGACAGCCCCATGCGGGAGATGAGCGAGGCCAGGACGGCTCCAGCTTTGCCGCTCACGGACAGGTAGCCGCTGCCGGAGTTCGGCAGCAGCCGCTTGCCGGCCAGGATGCCGTGCCAGGTTCGTCCCTTGCACGTGACGGTGCCCGTCGCATCGCGGCCTGCGTCGTAGCTCGCCTCGTCGACGACGCCGCCGTACTCGCCGCCATCGATGAACACGAATTGGCCCTCTTCGGGGGCATGCGCGGCCTCGCATTCCAGCGAGAACGCGTTCTCGTCGCTGCCGAACGCCAAATCGAGCGTGAAGTCGGAAAGCTCGCGCACGTTGCCGAGCGCCGAATCGAACACTACCGCGACCATGGCGGCTCACCTTCTTCCTCGTACCACGTCAAGTCGAAGCCGAAAGACCTGTCCCAATCGACCTCGTGCGTGCCGGGCGACGCCGGCTGGAAGATGTATTCGCCGCTGTTCAGGCCGTCGCCGCGGCGCGCCTTGGCGAACGCGTCAGTGGTCGAGCCGTCGGGGCCGACGACGGTCACCGAGCGCGGCGTGGCCAGCGGGTCCACCACCAGGTAGCCGCCGTCGGGCACGGTGACGTCGACTCGGTACCAGTTGCCGTCGATTCGCACGGCCGGGTTGACGCACGGCCCGTAGACGACGAAGCGCAACGGCGCGGCGCCCCACTCCCCGACGTCGACGTATCTTCTCGTCGACGGCACGCCGAGGTCGTAGGGCAGGTCGTAGGGCAGGTCGAGGAACTCGCCGTCGCCCGAGGTCGCGGTAAGCTGCTCGAACGCGATGGTATGGCCCTTGCGCCACACGCCGTCGAGCAGCACAACGGTCAGCTCGGCGGAGAAGAAGCCTTCGGAGACCTTGTCGGCCGCCGACTCCATCACCATGCACCGCTGCGACCACCCGTCGACGCTCAGCGTTCCGGCGACGCCTCTGGACACGTCGCGGTCGCAGGCACGGCGAAACGCATCGGCCTTCGCGACGTCGGCGAAGAAGGCCTTGAGCTTTGCCGTTCGCGCCTTCCTCGTCACGGACGAGACCGACGCATAGCCAACGGAGTACGACCACTCGCGGCTAAAGAGGTCGCTCGGCCTGCCGACGTAGATGCCGTCGTTAAGGCGGTACGCATCGCCGCCGACGCCGGAGATGTACACGATGTCGCTACGCATACGCCACCGCCTTGCGCACTTTGCGCCCGAAGTCCCTCTCGCCCATCACGGGCGTGAACTCCTCGATGATGGTCGGCAGGTTCGCCGCCAGCCACGCGATGACCGATTCGCCGGACGAGCCGACGGAGATGGAGCCGCCGATGCCCGCGCCGCCCTCGCCGATGGCGGAGCGCACGCGGCCCATGACCCCGGCCATCGCCTCGGTCGGGGAATCCCCGGCCGCCTCGATGCCCTCGGCCAGGCCCTGCACGATGGCCTTGCCGCTGTACGGCGTCCACCCCTTGCCGCTGAACGCGCCGCGCTTCGCGGGCGAGTGCGGCAGGTAGCTCGCGATGGTATCGACGACGGAGCCGATAGCCGCGCCTGCGGAGCCTATCATCCCCGTGATTCCGTCGATGACGCCCTGGACGATGGCCTGGCCGGCGCTCATCGCCGAGCCCACGATGCCGTAGAGGCCGTCGATGAGGCTTGAGCCGAAGTTCGACGCGGCCTGCGCCGCCTGGGAGGCCATCTGTCCAGCCCATCCCGCTACGGCCCCGATGACGGAAGACAGGAACCCGGCCACGTTGCCGGGAAGCTGCGAGAGGAAGCCGACCACGGACGAGATGAAGCCCGAGCCCGCCGAAGCGGCGCCCGATACCATCGAGCCGATCCATCCGGCTACGGCCCCGATGACCGAGGCCAGGAAGCCGCCGACGATTCCGGGCAGCTGCCCGATGAACCCGGCGACCGACGCCACGAACGCCTCGATGCTCGCGGGGGCCGCCATGAAGAACTCGACCACGGCAGTTATCGCCTCGATGAGGCCCGTGACCACGGCGATGATGGCCGATATCGAATCGGCCAGCGCAACGAGGACGGTCACGAACACCTCGCCCAGGAACGACGCTATAGGCTCAAGCCACACCTGGGCCTCGCCTATCGCCACGTACAGCTCCTCGAAGCGGTCTCCGAGGAACTCCAGCGCCGGCGCCAGGTATTCGCCCGCCGTGTCGGCGATGCTCTCCAGGAACGCGCCCACCGTGTCGAGCACGGCCGCCTGCGCCTCCATGGCCCCCATCGCGTCGAACTTCGACGCCAGCTGGCCTATGCCGTCGGCAGCCCGCGCCCCGAAGTCCGCAATCGTCCCGAGGAACCCCGACAGCGATTCGGCCAGGCCGCTCGCCTGGAACGCCTGCGCTATCTCGTCGACCTTCTGCTGCGCCTCGGCCGGCAGCGCGTCGTAGATGCCCCTCAGGGCCTCCGCGAAGATATCGCCGACCGCCTGGGCCGCAACCGGCCCCAGCTGCGAGACCAGCCCGGGCACCTGCCCTATCAGAGTGCCGATGATGACCGCCATGCGCGGCACCACGTTGCCCGCCGCCGTCTCGAAGCTCTGCACCAGGTTCTCGGTCAGCTGCTGGATGTCGGCGGAGTCGTCGCCCAGGCCGGTCAGCCAGTTCTCCCACGCCGCCTTCATCGCGTTCACGCTGCCCTCGATGGTGGTGGAGGCCTCGCGCGCCGTCGTTCCGGCGATGTTCATCTGCTCCTGGATGATGTGGATGGCCTCGGTCACGTCGGCGAACGAGTCGATTGAGAGGTCGGCCATCTCGCCGTTGGCCTCCTTGACGCGGTTCGCGTCGGAGATGAGGCGCTCCATCTCCTCCTTGGTGCCGCCGTAGCCCAGCTTGAGGTTGTCCAGCATCGTGTAGTTCTGCTTCGCGAAGCCCTGGTACGCCCATTGCAGGGACTGCATGTCCGTGCCGAAGGTGTTCGCGTTGTCGCTCATGTCGACCATGGCCATGTTGGCGTAGTCGGCTGCGGCGTTCGTGTCGTTGCCGAGCGACGTTATGAGCGCGGCGGAGAAGCCCGTCACCTGCTCCATGTACTGGTTCGCGCTCATGCCGGCCGTCTGCCAGGCGTTGCCGGCGTTGGACAGCACCGTCGTCTGGGCCTGTTCGAGCTGCTGCCACTTCCCGGCGCACTCGTCGGTGGACTGCCCGGTCAGCGCGGCGTACTCTTCGAGCGACTTGCCCATGTTGCCGAACAGCTTCTGGATGCCGCCGACGTTCTGCTCGTAGCTCGCGTACATGCCGAGCGCCTGGCTGCCGAGCGCGCCGACCGCCGTGGCCGCCGCCGAGACGCCCGCCGCAGCCGTCCTGCCGATGGCCCCGAACGCGCCCTTGACCTTCGACGCCACCTTCTCGACGCCGCTCGTCGCCTTGTCGTCGATTCCGACCTTGACCATCAGGTCCAGCAGGTTAATCTCCATCACCTCCCAGCTTCGCCAACCGCTCCAACACGCTGTCCGCCAGCTGCCGCCCCGTCAGGCGCTCGGCGGGCCTGCTCGGGCGGACGAGCTCCGCCCAGCTCGGCAGCTCTCCGCCGCCCAGCAGCCTCCGAATCCCCTCGGTCACGTACGTCCGGTACGCGGCCTCGTCCGTGTCGCGCCGATAGCGCGCCGACGCGTACGCCATGAACGGGCGGAGCCGGCGCGGGCCGCTGTACTCGCCCAGGTAGAGCCAGAGCGGCCCTCCCTCATCGGCGGCTATCCGAAAAAAGGCGCCGCCAGCTCCTTCAAGGCCCCGCCCTCGCCGAGCGCCGCCTTCAGCGCCGCGACGTCGGCCATGAGCTTCTTCGGGGTGAAGCAGGCCTTGTACTCCTCGACGGTCTGCCCGTCGCACGCCGCCAGGACGGCGTACAGGTCGCCGACGTTGCCCTTGAGCAGCGCCGGGATGTACTTGGCCAGCATGTCGACCGCCCAGCCCTCGACGTTCGAACGGTCTCCGGAGCGGAACGCCTTGACGTCGTCCTTGAACGTCTCCGCGAGGTCGCTCTTGGCCAGCCCCTCGATCGCCTCGCCGAGCGAGGCCATTGCCGACATGAACTCGTCGGCGCTCAGCTCGTCGATGCGCATCAGGCCACCGCCCCCTCGTCGGGCGCGGCGCCCCCATCGGCCGCATTGGCCACCACGGTCGAGGTCTTCACGATGTACAGCTCGAACGGCGGCGTGTCCTGGCTGTCGATGCTGTAGTGGCCGGTGAACGCGAACGGGAACTGGCCCTTCGCCTTGTCGCCGGTCTGTAAGCTGAAACCGTCGGTGGACAGCGCGTTGATGAGGTGGACCGCCGCGCATCCGTCCTCGCCGTAGTTGCCGACCCACCACACGTCGGAGAAGTCGGTCAGCTTCACGTCGTTGCGCGGCGCGACCTTGTTCCCGGAGGCGTCGGCGGCACCCGTCACCTGCGTGGCGGAGGCCGTGTCGATGGTCAGCGCGGTGCCGGAGAGCGTGGCCTCCCAGCTGTCGAGGCGCTTCAGCTCCTTCATGTTCTTCGGGCAGTTGTCGATATCCTCGCCGTAGTCGGTGTAGGTCGGCTTGGCCTCGAACTTGATGCCGCCGGACGTGGCGAACAGGATGTTCTCGTCCGCGACCGCCGCGGGCTTCGCCGGGTCGAACGTCTTGCAGACGATGCCCGCGCCGAACTGCAGCTTCTCGAACGCGTCTGCCGTGATCTTGTTGAATCCGCTCACGGGACCCCTTTCTAGTCGTTGGTGTAGAACTCGATGTCCAGGTTGATGAACCGCCGCAGCACCGCCGGGTCCTCGTCGCGGAGGGCCTGCCAGAACGGCGAGCCGCGCAGCACGCGCATGGCCCCGCCGTCGCAGCGCAGCACGCTGCCGCAGTCGCCCAACGCCGCGCCCATCTCCTCGGCCTTGGCGTTGGGAACGGCCTCGCCCGATTCGGCCGGGTACCACAGGTCGGCCTCGGCCGCGAACGGCTCCTCGCCCCAGGCTGCGGAACCGAACGAGTACGTCAGGTACGGCATGCGCGCTCCCTTGTGCACGCTTGCCGCCGGATACGCCGGGATGCCGAACCCGGACGCCCACGCGTGGAACGCCGCCGCCTTGCTAGCCATCGAACGACACCGCCTTGCACTGGCGGAACGCGAACGACGCCATGACCGGAGCGACTACCTGCCCGCTCACGACGCGCAGGCGCGAGCCGTCGGCGCGCTCGATGACGTCGCCGTAGGCCAGCGGCCGCGTCCCCGTGACCGTCCACGCGGCGTCCTCGCCGCGCTTCTCGGCCTGGGAGCCGTCGGCGGAGGAGTCCTTGACGATGACGGCGGCGAACTCCGCGTCCGCCGCATACTCGACGGCCACGCCGCCCTCGCCGTCGGCGGCCTCGGAGCGGCGCAGCAGGCGGCACGGCTCGGCCATGCGCTCGTAGAGCCTCATAGCTTGCGCCACCTCCCCAGCTCGCTCCGGAACGCCTCGCGCCACGACGGAAACTCAGACGAGGAGCCGCCCTTGCTGTACGAGTAGCCGCCGAAGCTCTCGGACTGCATGGGGCTGCGCGCGGCCTCGCCGTTGGCCTGCTCCCACGCGGCCACGTCTTCGGACAGCTCCACGACCGCCTTCGGCACCGCCAGCGCCCACACCTGGCCGTCGAACTCCTCGTCGGCCAGGTCGGTCGCGGGCCACGTGTGCAGGCCGTCGTTGAACACGCTGCCGACGATGCGGAACCGCTGGCCGTCCATCAGGAAGCCCTCGGGCAGCGCGATGGCCCCGCCCTCGATGCGGAACTCGCCGCGCAGCACGTCGCACTCGAACCAGTTGTTCAGCGCCCGCAGAACGGCCTCCAGCATGGCTAGGCCAGCTTCGGGGCGGTGGCGATGCCCTTGAGCACGCCGGCCTTGAGGGTGTTCTTGAGCACGACGCCCGCCACCAGCTCGACCTCGCCGGACTTGACCGCGCCTGGCTGCGCGAGGTCGGGCATGAAGGACTGGATGACGCCGGTGCCGACGGGGCTGATGCCGTGGAAGCCGTCGAGGCCCAGGGACGCGGCGTAGATATCGGACGTTCCGAACGTGCCGGATGCGGCCGCGACGTCGGCGATGGCGTCGACGGAGGCCGTGCCGTTGAAGTACTTGCCCAGGTCGACGATGGGCACGCCGTTGTACGTCTCGATGTAGCGGCCCGCGTCGGTCTTGGTGCGCTCGTAGTAGCCGGCGCGGCGGGCGATGCCGCGGAACTTCGTCAGCATCTTGCCGTTCATCATCAGGATGTTGGCGCCGTCGACGAGCGACAGCAGGTTGTCGATCTCGTCCAGGAACGCCTGGGAGTTTGCCGACATCTTGTCGGCGTCGGACACGTCGACGGACGATTCCAGCTCGTTCGAGGTGCCGCTGAGCAGCTTCGCCAGGCCGTCGAACGTGCCGTCGGGCTTGCCGGCGGCGGCGTTTCCGGCCGCCTTGCCGTTGATGGCGAGGTAGTGGAACTCGTTGGCGGTCGCCTTGACCTTCTGCTCAAGCTGGAAGGCCAGCTCGTCGACGGCTCCGGAGGTGTTCTGGAGCACGCGGTCGACCTGGAACGAGCCGCCCATGATGACGGCGCTCGCGGTCTTCTTCTCGCGCTTGGCCTCGTTGGCCTTGTACTCGGAGTTGATGGCGCGGACGCCGGCGGTCGCCGGGGTCTTGAGCTGGGTGTAGCCGTACGCCAGCGTGGAGCCGCCGGTGCCGGGGGAGATGGCGTTGTCGAACGTCATGCGGTCGAGCAGCAGGGACGAACGCTGGAACGTGTCGATGACCTGCTGGTCTACGTGGTCGGCCATGCCGACCTTAGCCTCTTCGAGGGTGATAGCCATGGGCTAGCCTTTCTGCTCGTATCTCTCGTGCAGCGCGTCGCGCAGCGTCTTCGGGGCGGCCTTGCCGCCGCCGCCCGCCGGGGGCTTCGCCACGCTCGCGCCCTTCGTCTCGGTGACCGGGATGAAATCGGCCCAGTCGCTCTTGATGCCGTTCACCAGGTCCTCGGCCCCCTCGATGGCGCCGTCCTTCACCGTTACCTTGGAGAGGTCGGACACCTTGAGCACGGAGTCGATGCGCTTCTGGTCGACGCCGGCCTCGGCCAGCAGCTTGCGGTAGAGCCCGCGCTTCTGCTCCTCGGCCTTCTCCGCCTCGACCTGCGCCTTGTAATCATCGAAGGCCTTCTTCTCGGCCTCCAGCTGCTCCTTGTAGGGGTTCTCGCCCGGTTCGTTGGGCTTGGGGTCGGCCTGCTTGGGCTTGGGCTTCTGCGCCTGCTTGGCGGCCTCAAGCTGCTCCTGCAGGTCGTCGCGCTCGCCCTTGAGGCCGTTCACGGTCTCGACGTGCGCCGAGATGATTTCCTCGGCCTTCTCGTCCTCGATGCCCATAGCCTTGAGGAACTTCCTGGTCAACGCCATGTTTCGCTCCGTTTCCTTGGATTCGGCGCGGTGCTTCGCGCCTGCTGCCTTCCCGGCCTTGCCTCGCCGGGGCCGTTTCCCATCATCCGCCCCGCGTCACAGCCCGGTGAACAGCCCCGGAACGCGAGAAGGCCCCGCCTGCGCGGGGCCTCGCCTCAGCCGTTTCTCAGCTCGTTCTCTATGATCGCCCTGTACTGGCTGCCGTGGTTCTTCGCCGCCGGTTCGAGGAACGGCTGCTTCTCTTGCTTGCTCGTCCCCTTTTCGACGTAATCGGCGTATTCGACGTTGGTCCCGATGTAGACCTTCTTCGCGCCGTAGTTGGTCACGTGCGTGATGCTGTTGCGCAGGCGCCCGGTGTCGACCGGGCACAGCCGCTTGGCGTAGCCCTCCGCGACCAGGCCGCACTCCTCAAGCCCCCTGGCGAGCGCCTTCCAAAGCGCGTGCTTGAACTGCTCGCGGTTGTCCTCTCGGACTTCGAGGATGCCGCTTATGTCCGCGCTCGTGAGGTTCGTCGTCTCGAACGTGCCGCTCTCGTCCTCCATGAACGTCTTCTGGCTGTTCTTGTAGCGTTCGCCGCCGGTCTTGCCTCTCATGGGAGCATCCCCGTCATGTATTGGTCAAGCAGCCTGATGGCCGCGTTCGCCCCGTTGCACACGTACGCGCAGTAGCCGTTCTCGCGCAGCAGGGCCAGCCATCTCTGCTGGTACGCCGAAACCCTGCCGTTCCTCTTCGCCTTCATCTCGATGAACAGCCCGTGGTAGCCGTATCTGGCCACCGGCACGCAAAGGTCGGGCACGCCCGGCCTGACGCCCTGCGCCTTGAGGTGCGCGGCCTCGGCCTTGTTGCGGTAGCCGCCGTTCGGGATGTGGAACACGGGTATCTTCTTGAGGTCGCAGTACTCCACGACCGCGCGCTGCTCCAACGCCTCGCTCATATCCGCCCCTTTCTCGATGACCCAATGGTGCGGCAGGCGTCACGCGTCGGTTTCTGGGCATGAAAAAGCCCCGCCGGAGCGGGGCCTGGGCTGCTAGATGAACGGCATTATGTCCTTGGCGTCTTTGAGGAACCGCTTCGCCTTGGCTATGAAGGCGTTGTCGGTCAGGTATTCGATGCCGGTCGGGGTGATGGCGGCGTGCTCCATTCCCAAGACGCGCGGGAACGAGTTGTCGGCCTCGACGACCGTGCAGCCTTGCACCAGCCCGTAGTCCACGAGGCTTTTCAGGATATAGTGCCAGTACCGCTCGTTCAGCTCGGCCTTGAGCGCGATCGCGGCCAGCTCCTTGTCCTTCGGGTCGTCTCCGGCCTTCAGGCACGCGTACAGGTACGAAAGCACCTGGTATACGATGACGTGGTAGTCGTCCTTCGACACGGCAGCTCCTCAATATCTGATGTTCGGCCGCCATTCGTAATGGGCTTCGACCATCTTCGCGTGGCCGTAGCGCACCGCGAGGATATCTTCGGCGGCCTTGTACGGGTCGAGCGTGTTTCCGACCCTGCCTGCGTATTCGGGCTTGAGGAAGCCTTCGAGAACGGCGTTCTTCGCTTCGGCCTCATCGCGGGAAAGGTCCGTTTCGTCGCTATGGCGCATGAACACCCGTACTACCTTTCGCGATTCTCCTGCGCCTATCTCGTACTTCGCCATTCCGCCGTTCATGCTGAAAACCTCCCTAGCATCGACAATACCCATTTTAACATTTCGACATCGCGCAAATATGCAGATGGTGAACGATACAGCAGCTCGACGCCCATGCTCATGAGCTCGTAGCCTCCCCCGCCGTAGTCCTTGAACGCGTAGGGGTCGAGGCATTTCACGCCGACGTCGTAGGCGAGTTCGAAGTCCTCGTATACGTCGTTTCCCGTCAGCTCCCTAAGGAACGCCTTTTTCTTCCCTTTCGTGCGCTTCTCGAAATACTCGCGCTCGGCATCGAGGAACCCCGGGTCGTGCTCCTCGACCGCGTGCATCAGCTCGTGCACGACGGTCAGCTCGTCGGCGCCCCTGCCTATCCGCAGCGTGTTCGCCTCCGGGTCGAACTCGGAGCGGTCGAGCGACATGTCGCGCACGGCTTTGACGTTGCCGCGCTTGACGGTCTCCAGCATCGCCGTGGGGACGTACGAGACGGCCTTCTCGAACAGCTTCGCGCCCCTATTGCCCATGCCTTGCAGGCGGATATAGCTCGATGCGGTCTTGCCCGCCGACGGGCCGAGGGGGACCGCCTTGCCGACGACCGAGCGCACCGCGCCCGCGCCCAGCGCCCGGCCTCCCGAGAGGGACGCCTGCAACGTCTCCGCGGCCTTCCTGCCGCTTCCGCCCGCCTTCCACTGCTCGTACGTCATGCCCGGCGGGAGCCTGCTCCACCGCTCGGCTCCGTCCTGGTCTATGCCGTCGATGGCCGGGACCAGCGTGCAGCGGCAGTTGCATATCTCCGAGTACGGCCCCTGCGGGTCGCCTGGGAAGCGGCAGCCGTTGTCGAACGTCCCGGGGTCCGGCGCCTTGGCCTTGTCGAGCTTGCGGTGCGTGTGGCGCGTCCTGCCGTCGAGCGTGGCCAGCCACTCCTTCCGCAGCTTGATGCCCATGGCTCGGGCCATGCCGTAGCTGTGCACGCGGCCCGCGTTCTCGGCCCCGGTGACCGCCGTGCGGGCCGTGCGCACCGCCGCCGCATAGTTGCTGCCGGTGACGCGCTGCACGCGCTTCGCCAGCTTGGGGATGGACTCGCCCAGCAGGACGCCCTGCGTCAGCTGCGAGGCCAGCAGCTTGCGGTTCCATGCCAGGTCCTTGGCGACGTTCAGCGCCGGGGGCGCTATCAGCGCCTCGCCCGCCGTCAGCATGTGCTGGGCGGTGGAGGCGTCCATGAGAGAGAACGACACGTCAAGCCCCGACGCCTCGCACACCTGCCAGCCGCCGTAGTTGGCGTTCTCGGCGTACACGTCGGGCAGCCTGCCGTCCAGCGCCGCCACGGCCACCTCGTTGGCGTTCGAATACGCCTCGGCGACCTGGTCGAGCACCTGCTGGTAGCGCAGGCCCGTCATCATCTGCGACCTGCGCCAGTCGGCGTACGCGCGTTCGCTTATCTTCCCGGCCTCAAGCTCCGCTCGCTTCTCGTCGTCGCGCTCGCGGAACTCCTCCAGGAACGCGTCGAGGTCCTTGCGCGCCTGCTGCTCGGCCTGCCTGTAGACGTCCGCGACCTCGGCCTCGAAGGCCGCGAGCTGGCCGTCGGCGTATTCGTGCCCGTAGTCGCCCATGCGCTACTCTTCCCCGGATTCTTCCCCGGCCTCCTCGCCGTCCCCGACGGCGTTCTGCCGCAGCGCCGGAGGCAGCGCGGCCATCCTCTCGGCCGCCTCGGCGTCCTTCCGGCGCAGAATCTCGGCCACCTCGTCGGGGGTGATGTTGGGCAGCTTGCGCAGCACGGTCTCGTCGTCGAGGTACGCGGCCTCGGCCATGACGACCTCCACCTGCTCCTTTAGGTTGCTCACGCGGTTGCGGGTGAACACCGGCGTGTCGACGATGCCCTGGAGCGCCAGCAGGTCCATGATGCCCTCGCGGATGTGGCGCTCGAACTCGTCCGCCTCCTCGTCCATCGGCTGGTAGGCCGCGTCTATGTGGTCGTTCGTGGCCCCTGCGGCGACGGTGTGCACGTCCAGCGCGCCGAAGTCCTCGTACATGTCGGCCTTGATGGTCGCCAGAACCTCCTTGCGCGCCGCGTACGGCACCTCCTGCACGTACGGTTTGATGGCGCCGCCGTCCTCGGTGTTGGCGGACGCCACGTGCGTCAGCTTCAGGCGGTCGATGTAGCGTTGCAGGTCGGCGTCGGTCATGCCGCCGGCGTTCTCGACTATCCAGTAGATCTCGGCGCAGTCCTGCACGTCGTTCGCCAGGCCGCTCTTGATGAGGTCGTACGCGTCGATGCACTCGCGCAGCCCCACCAGCGTGCTCTGGTGCGCGTCGCTGCCCCAGATGGGCACGATGGGCAGGCGGCTGTAGTTCTCGGCGTCCACGGCCAGCTTCAGGCCGTCCGCCGGCACCTCGGAGTAGGTCACCTTGTAGGCGCGCTTCGGCTCGACCAGCGCCATGTCAGAGCCGTCCGCGCCGCCCGCCTTGTACACCGTGTAGCCGTCCTGCTCGTACAGCACGGCGTTGAGCGGATGGTACGGGTCGAGCCGCCAGAACCGGATGCCAGCCATCAGCGCGCCGGTCTGCTCGTCCCATATGGGGGCGAACTCGGCCGCCGTGAACACGTCGATGTGGTCCAGGTTCCAGAACGGGAACGAGATGCCGTGGATGAGGGCGTTGATGCCTATCTGCTTGACGTCGTCGTCGAATCGCGGCCCCAGCTTGGCCTTGGTCACGTCCTCGCCGCTCTCGCCGACGTCGACGAACGAGACGCCCTTGCCCAGGCTGTACATGCACCGCTGTACGTTCAGGCGGCGGAAGAAGTTGCTCGCCAGGCGCAGGCTGCTCGCCGTGAAGTCTTGCACCTCGGCCCCCTTCGCCGTGAACAGCATCTTGGTGAACGCCGCGATGGTCTCGTTGCGCTGACGGAAGTAGCTGTCGGCGCTGACCGCGTTGCGGTACATCTCGCTGCGCCGGTGCCGCTCCACGGCCTCGTCGACCCAGCCGGGCGTGCCGCCGTCGGCCAGCAGCTCGGCGTAGGTGATTATCGTGCTGGCTGTCATCGTCTCCTCTTCTCGAACGGGCTCGTGTACTCCTCGCGGCCCCTCCACATCCTCAGCGTGGCCACGCCGTAGCGCAGCGCGTCCATGAGGTGGTCGTCCTCCTTCACCGGGGCGTCGCCGCCCTTGCGCGCGTCCCACACGTAGCCGGCGAACTCCTTCGCCAGCTCCGGCAGGCAGTCCGCGACCTTGACCGTCCCGGCCTGCATGCACGCGGCGGTCTCGCGGATGCCGTCCTCCACGGCGTTGCGCGCCTTGCGCACGGTCAGCCCGGCGCGGCGCATGGCCGCGTGGAAGCTCGTCGCGCTGGGGTCGATTATGAAAGGGGTGTCACGCGGCAAATCGCCCAGGAACGCCGCCATGTCCGCCACGTAGTCGGCGTCGGTCTTCTGGTGGCCGGTGTCGCGGCCCGAGTAGCGGTACTCCTTGACAACGTGCCACGAGCGGCCGTCGCAAGCCCACAGCAGCGCAGCGAAGGCGTTCTGCGTGCCGTAGTCAATCGACACCGCGTAGCGCGTCGCTGCGCCGTCCCACAGCGGCTCGAACGCATCGGCGTAGCAGGGGTAGACCAGGCCCTCCGCCTGCGTCCACAGGCCCTTGATGTAGCGGTCGTAGTACACGCTGCCGGCGTAGTCGGCCTCCAGCTGCGCCACGACCTCGGGCAGCAGCGCGCCGTCCCAGATGGTGTAGTCCTGGCGGTATATGTCGGTGCCCTCGGAATCAAGGAACCGCTTGAACCAGTGGTTCGGGCTGTCGGGGTTGCACGTGCCGTCGAAGTGGCTGTGGGGGCAGCGCAGGCGCGATTTGAGCATCTGGAACACCGGCTCCGCCCACGTGGTCACCTCGTCGCCGTAGACCCACTCGAACGTGGCGCCCTGAATCTTCGAGACGCTGTTGGACTTGTCCGCGCCCAGGCAGTAGACCTTCTTGCCGAAGATGGTCGCGGTGTTGTCCATGCGGATGCTGCCGACGACCTCCTCCGAGTAGAGCGCGCGCATCGGCTCCAGGATGTTGCGCTCCAGGGTGCTGCGCGTGTTGCCTATCATCACCAGCAGGCCCTCGCCCTTGGCCGCCATGATGCGCTGCGGGATGGTCACCGCTATGTCCACGTACGATTTGCCGCTGCCCGTCGCGCCGCACTTGACGTTCCAGCGGTGCGTGCATGATTGCAGGTACTCCTGCTGCATCCTGGTCAGCATGGGCTACTCGATCGCGCTCTGCACGCCGGAGACGAGCTCCTTGGCGGCGGCCAGCACGGCCGTGTCGGCGTCGTCGTGCCTCGGGCGGTCGCGCCACAGCTCGGGCTGGCGGTTCTTGAGCCAGTAGATCATGGCGGTGGTGTCCGGCGCCAGCGTCTCCTCAACCTTCTCGACGAGCGTGACCTTGCCCTTGTTCGGGTCCAGCACCTCGCGCTTGCGGACGGTTGTGCGCTTGGCCTTGCCGCACGCCTTGGCGTAGAGGCTCGTCACCACGGCCTCGTCCGCCTGGCTCTTGGATTCCTTGAGGGCGTGACAGAATTCCGGGTGCGCCTTCTGCCACCGGTAGATGGTCCGCTCCGAGATTCCGAACGCCTCCGCTATCTCCGCAGATGAGCAGCCCCGCCGCGCAAGCGAGACGGCCCAGGGCACGTGCACCTCGGCGTTGTAACGGGTCGGCTGGCCCCTATGTTTTCCGTCAGTCGTCATGACACAGATGATGCCCTACCGGTCACGGGCAAAGGAAAGGCCCCGCCGAAGCGGGGCCCGGTGCTCGCTAGTTCTTTCGTGAGATGGAAGCGACCACCGCACGCTCTCTCTCAGACAGCTCGATGACGTACATGCCGCCGTGCTCTTTTCGCTCAGCGGCCTTCTTCGCCTTCTCGGCCGCTTCCCTTTCGGCGGCTTCCCTTTCGGCGGCTGCTTCGGACGAGATCAGGAACCCCCCCCCCGAACAGTCCCTGACCCGTCTCGGTCTGGCCGTCGAGTTTGCGCACGAAAACGCACTCGGCTTCCTTCACACGGAAGCGGACGCCGCGCTTCGCTATCTTCATGATGAGCGCCGAGGTGACGACCTCTGCAGGGTACTCGTACGTGTTTTGCGTCGAAAGCTCCTGCTTGCATGCGTCCGCGACGGCCTGCGCGAGGTCGGGGGCCGTGTCTATCTTCCACTCGCCGTAGCTCGTGACGAAGCCGGTGTTGACCTTGGCGCCATTTTCGTACGTCACGATGACGCACGGTACGAGGTAGTTGCACGGACGATTGCCGCTGAAAAGCGATAAACCAGGCCCGAACAGGAAGTACGGGATGCCCCGCTCCTCGTAGAAGTCGATGATCTTGGACATGATGGAGAACGGCGGGTTGTCCAGCACTGTGCAGCCGTCGGGGTAGTCGAATCGCTCGTAGTCTCCGCCCGGGTAGAACGGCCTCACGCAGCTGTCGGGGTCGATGCCGTATTCGTTGCAGGCCCAATCCTTCACAGCCTGGTACACCTCGTCGGGGGTGTAACAATCGTCGGTGGTCAGCTTTGGCTCGAACTTCGCCGTGAACTCATCGTACTCGGCGTTCGTCTCGCGTCCTTCGGTTGAGAGCGCGGTGCCGTCCCATCCGCTGTCTCCCATGTCGAATCCGAGGCTCGCCATGTCGAACTCGGGCAGCTCGTCCAGCTCGGAGGCCAGCTTGTCGAAGTCCCAGCCCGTGTTCATCGTGAGCTTGTTGTGCACCAGCGCGTAGAAGCGGCGCTGCTCGTCGCTCAGCCCGTCCAGGTGTATCACCGGCACGCTCTGCAACCCAAGCTCCAACGCCGCCATGAGCCGCCCGTGGCCCTCAACGACCTCGCTCTTGCCCTCGGAGTTGGTCCACACCCCGATGGGGTCGCAGAAGCCCACCTGCCGCATGCTGGCCTTGATCTGCTCCACCTGCTCGGCGGTGTGCTCCTTGGCGTTGCCCGCGTACTCCTGCAACCTGCCGACCGGCTCCACCGTCACCGCCAGCTTCGGCACGAGCTCCTGAATCTCGGCCACGGTCATGCCCTTGCCCATGGCGCCTCCTTTCGTAATGCATCCATCATCCCAGTTCCGTCACGGCCCCATAAACGCCAAGCGGCCCCGGGCCGAGGCCCGGGGCCGCTCAGAAGGAGGTGCGCCATGGGGAAGCGCCCTATAATCATCCCGCACGCGTCACAGGGCGCCGAACGCCCCCAGCGCGAGCCGCGCCGCCCACGCGCAGGCGGCCGCCATCAGCAGCACCGGGAACAGCACGACCATGACGCCGCACGCATACCCCAGGCCCCTCATGGCCTTGTCCCTCAGCCGGGCCGCGACGCACGCCGCGTCGCCTCCTCCGGCCGGCCGGTGCCTCAGCACGCACTCGCCTTCGCCATCGCGGCTCACCGTGCGGTAGTGCGCGCACTCCTCGCACCGCATGCCCTGTTCGCTACTCACTCGCCACCTTCTCCCTGGGACGCTCGCGGATGAACCGCTGCACCTTCACGCTGCACTTCTCGCACAGCTCGAAATCACCTTCAGAATCGCGCCAATGCGCGCTGTAGAAGTAGCCCATCTTCGTCTCGTCGGCAATCAAGTCGCCGCACATGTCGCAGCGGTGGTAGACAACCTCGCTCATTCGCCATCCCATCCTTCCGGCATGTCCTCGATGCGGCGCTTGCTCGTGTACGTGATATCCACCACTCGCTCAAGGATGAACGGCTTACCGCAGCTCGGGCACTCGTACTCGTCGTCATATTCGCCCTCGAACTCCCAGCTGTCGGTGTCCACGTAACCGCACCACGGGCACGTGATCTCGTCCTTAAAATGCTGTTCGTTTCTCCATGCGCGTTTGAGGTCGTCTTGCTTCATGCAGTCGTCGCACAGCGAATAGCCGTCACTGCCGCAGACGGGGCCGGAGATAAACCTGCTATAGTTCGGCGTCGGCTTGCCGCATAGGTCGCATATGTGCATGTCGGCCATCAGCTCATCACCTCCGCCCCGCACTCCGGACAGTAATTGAACGTCCCCGTGATGCAGTAGTGCTCGAAATCCTCGACGCGGTTGCCGCACTCGCTGCATTCGAAGCCGTTCTCGCAGGCGCCCATCTCGGTTTCGTCGTAGACGTTGCGGCATGTCGGCCTGTCGATGAGGTCGGCCAGCCTGCGCATCACCCCGCGCCAGCTGCCATCTTCAGCCTTAGTGATGGCCGCGAGGTTCTTTTGCAAACTCAATCCACCCAGGTCGTCGTTCGCCGTGTAGCGCAGTTTTTTAACTATCTCTCGGCGCTCCTCGCCACTAATCCTCATACAGCACCTCCAAACCGTACGCGACGGCGGCATCGTGCTCGATGCGGCATCCACGCGCGTTCTCCCAGCCCTTGACAAAATACATGCAGTCGCAGCGGCTCATGGCCTGGATGGAGTTAGAGAGGTAGTACAGCGCCGCGTTCTTCACCCCAAGCGCCTTCAGCTGCTCGTCGCTGAAATCGAACACCGTGTCGGCCACCTCGCAGCCCATGTCGTGCAGTTTCGCCGCAACATGGTCCCTTACCTCAAAGATTTCCTCGTCCGTCTTGCCACGCATCGGCTGAGAAATCATCGCTCGCTTATTCATCTGCACCCTCCTCAATAGGCTCGAAGTCGCACCAGCGCGTGCCGCGCACGTCGCGCGCGAGAGCAATTCCGTGGTTCGTTCCTCTGAGCCGATTTACGTGTTCGAGGTACCGGCGGCTAGCGCAACGGTAGTTGTAGGTAGTAATCATCGACGCGCCCATGCAATTCCTGCATTTGCCGCAGGTCGGCGTTGTCACCAGCCGCAGATACTTGATGGGGTGCTTCCATTTGCTAATCATTCGTCCCTCCATCCTGGATGGCATTCGTCCATAAACCCGTAGAACCAATCGGTTATGTTTTCGCAGCAGTAATCACACCACCGCCAAAACTCATTGAGATATGGGGCGCACCTTGCGCACGCGTAGCGGCGGAACGGGCCATCTTCGTCAAAGCCGCTCTCACGCTCGGCCCCATCAGCGCCAGCAGGGATGACCTCGCCGCAGTATCGGCACCAATGCTTCTTACGGGTCTTGACCGGCTTGCGCTCGAAGTCATACACGGCCATCGTCATCAACTCCCGGCTCGATCAAGTCCGCCAGCGCCAGGAACGTCTCCTGCGGATCGGGGAAGTCCACCTCGCCGGTCACAAGCTCCTGCAACATGCACCACCATTCGGCAAGCGATGCACCGGAGTGATACGCGGCCTTTTGGCGCAGGGCGGCAGCTATGGCCTGCCGATGCTCGTTGCTAGCCATCGAAACGCCCCCTCTCCTCGTTGCGCATCCGGCACTCCTCCATGTACGGTGCGAGGTCGGTAGCACCTAGCGCCGCGACGAGGTTGCACGTGGCCTGTATGACGTCGGCACACTCGTCCAGGACCGGCTCCACTAAAAAGTCGGCAAAGTCGTAACCATCGGCCTCCTGCCATGCGCCGAATACCTCGGCGGCTTCCTCCAGGACCTTGAGCGCCTGCGCCTTGTCGGGCTTCGCGCCGGGAAAGGTCGCGACCTCGCCGATGCTGACCGAACGGCCCGCGATCTTGTCATCGGCAACCTCGCATCCGCTGCGCGGCTCTCTGGCAGCAACATCCTTGCACCTGCGCACGAGGTCGCTGCGCATCTTCTCGTCACACGACCCGAGGCCTGCGAACATGCAACCGAGGCACCTGGTGCTATCGCCGGGTCCTGACCCGCGAGTGCGCGCGTAACTGCACGGGCCAAGCCATGCGTCCTCGATAATCTTCTCGAAGCTATCGCTCATTGTTCCTTCTCCTCATCGCTACGCTCCATCAGACTGAACGTGTTGTTTCCCATGCAGCCGATGGCTTCGATGGCCAAGACGCTATGCAAGCACTCCTCGCAGAGGTCGAGGCGTTCGCATCTGATATATGGTTCGCACGGCCTTCCCTCGTTTTGCTCGGTTTTCCATAGGACCGGCACGGTGACGCTCTCTGCGTGCTCGACCTCTCTACCGCAAACGTCGCACCTGAACGTGTCAGGATGCTCGACCCTCATCGCTCATCCTTCCTGCGGCGCTTTCTGCCGTCCAATTCGTCGCGGCACTCTTCGCATACTTCGCCGACGCGCTTCTTGCCGTCTTTCCAAAACTCGCGGGGATAGCCCACAAAGAACGGATCGCGGTACACTTTGCCGCACCTATCGCACGTCCACTTACACAGCAGGTAGCAGCTCACAGCCCCACCGCCTTTCGGATGCGCTTTGCGAGTGCCTTGCTGGCATCGTTCGATAGCTCGCAGAGCGCGTCCATGCTCGTATAATCTTTCGGCCTTAAGGCGCATTCCAGCTCGTCTACGACCTCGCGAAGCGCATCAACGTCGATTGCCCGGCGGTTCCAATCTTCTATCGCGCCTTGAAGCGACAGCCGCGGCCCCGTGCTCGCACTGCAGTTCGAACAAAGGACTTTTACTACTCCGCATACCCCAAACGCGCTTGCGTCATGCCCGCAGAACGGGCACGGCTTCAGCTCTTCGCCCATCATCGACACCTCCCGACGCTCTTCAGGTACAGGTTGTTGCGTCGCGAGCGGGCTAGGGCTCGACGGCGGCGGCGCAGCCACTTCGGGTCGAGTCCCTCAATGAGTCTGCGCATGGCCTCCTCCGTCTGCCCGAGAGCGCGAACAAAGCCCTCGCTAAGCGCCTTGCCGGCATCGTTCACAATGCTGGCCACCTCGTCGATTGATGGCACGCGTTCATCGCTCATTCCTCGTCCTCCGTCACACGTCTTAGGCTCCATGCCATCCTCCTATCATCCATCTTGCGAGCGATGCAACCGCCCGCAGGCAAAGCGCGTCTATCAGCAGGGACGCGGCGATGAACGCCAGGCATCCCCAGTTCACGCCGCGCATCAGTCGTCAAACCTTATCGTTCCGTCGTCGTATTCGGCATTGAGCCAGTCCAAGTACTCGCCACACGAGGCGAAGTCCCGCACCCAGCGCGATTCGAACGCGCACGTGGTGAAGGGGTTGCACTCACTCACCGCGATGCGGAACCGCCGCCCGTCGCGCAGCATGCGCACCTCCATGCGCATCGCGGTCTCTGGCGTGCCGAAGTACCGCTCCCAGTTCGTCACCGCATCCTCCTATTCGGTTGTTAAATCTTTGGTTGGACGGGGGCGCTAACGCTTGATTCACGGTCTCGATAACCTTCGCGCCCCCGATGTTGCTTGGGTCTTACGCGGGCGGCTCGCTTGCCGTCACCGCCCGCTGCCCTGGTCGCAGGCCCGGCCCCTCCGCCATCCTGCATGCCCGCGTCCGGGCTCCCGGCGCACGCCTCCTTGGAGTCCGCGTGCGGCGCCGTTGAATCCCTCTCGCGCCGTCTAAGGCCGCGTCGTGCTTCGCCCCCATAGGTTTCCCGCCCTGCTCTGGTTCGGGCCTTGCAGGGGCATCTCGTAGCGTCTGAGCGCTATCCGAAGCTCACGCAGCGCTTGCCGATGCGCGTCCAGCCCATCTTCCGGGCCATCCTGAGCGTGTGCGGGCTGACGCGCTCGCGCCTCGCCGCCTCGGCTATCGATTCGTAGGCCGTGCCGTCCACGGTCACCGCCACGGCGCACGGAGGCACGCTGCCCGGCTCGAACGAGAGCGGCTTGTCGCGGCGCTTCCCGCGCCGGCCCTTCGGCCTCTCGGCCAGCGGCTCCCCCGTGGCAGGGTCGAAGTACCTGACGCGCACGGGGCCGGATTTCGCGCAGCTGCCGTTGTCGCAGAACGCCCTGCCCCCGCCGTAGCGCAGGCTGCTGTGGTGCGTCATTCGTCGTCCTCCTCGTCTATCGAGATATCCACGCCGCCGCCGAACACGCAGTGCCCGACCTCGCGGCAGTTCGTCCATACGGGCCTGCCGGCCCATCCGCACTCGGTCTTGGTGCCGTAGCGGCCCGTCTCGTGCGGGCAGCATCCCGGCTCGGGGTCGGCGAACAGCCCGAGCTGGCCGGGAAGCTCCGGCCTCATGGCCGCACCACCGGGAGCCATCCCGGCAGCGCCAGCGCCGCCTCGTGCTTGCACGGCGCGTCGGTGCGCAGCCACTCCCACCATCCCCGGCCGTCGGGGCGCAGGTGCAGGACGTGGGAGTGCAGCAGCCCGTGGCACCCGGCCGCGTTGCCGAAGCCGCACACCGTCACGGTCGGGCCGTGTGCGCCGCCCTGGCTCCTCGGCACGATGTGGTGCCGGTTCGACGCCGGGCGGCCGCAGAACGGGCAGACGGCGGACTCGATGCTCGGCAGGGCCATCATGGCCTCCTGGTAGCGGTTCACGGCCTCGCCCCTCCCTGGACGGGAGGCAGCTCCACGGCCACGTAGCGGCCGTGGATGCCCGCCTCGCTGTCGGCCAGCTTCGGCGGCATGTACACCACCCAGGCGTCGGCCTTCCAGGCCGCGTAGCGCAAATCCTCCGCCGTCATCGCAGCCTCCTGTCCGCGCCGCCGATTCGCACCTGCCGCGCGTCGGCAAGGCGGCTGACGATGGACTTGGCCGTGGCCTCGTCGCCTCCGGCCGAGAGCTTGGCGAACAGGCTGGCGGAGTCGTCGTTGGTCGTGTAGACCGTCGGGCGCATCGCCTGGTAGCGGCCGTCGATGACGGCGTACATCATGGCCAGCGCGAACGGCGTGACGTTCTCCTTGCCCAGGTCGTCGACCACGAGCAGCGGAACGTTGCGCCACCGCGCCACGGCCTGCCGCTCGCTGCCCGGCCCGGAGTACGTGGCCTTGACCTCGGCCAGGATGCCCGTCATCGTTGCGAACTCGCCGCGCATGGAGCCTGCCAGCGCCATGAGCGCGGCGCACGCCTGGGTGGTCTTGCCGGTGCCGTTCGGCCCCTTGAGCATCAGGCTATCGGCCGAGCCGGCGGCAACATCCGCCGCCCAGCGCCTCACCGGCTCGCAGGCGTCGGCGATGCGCGCCTCCCGGTACCGGGCCGGGATTCCCGCCTGCCGGATTCGCCGCTCGGCGGCGTAGCGCCGCTCGGCGGCCTCGATCTCTCGGGCCTTCGCGTCGGCCTTGGCCCTCACCTCGGCCGAGGGAAGCTCAAAACGCGGAAGCATAGACGCCAGCGTCTGCATGGTCGGCCCCCTTCTCGTTCAGATAGCTCTCGAACTTCTCGCCGAACAGCGTCTCCGGCCGGATGTGCTGCGCCATGCGCTTCGAGCCGCGCCACTCGTCGCGCTTGCGGCGCACGACGGCCCTGGCGTCGTCCACGGTGCGCCCGGCGTCGAACATGCGGCGAAGGTCGAGCGCCAGCTTGCCGCCGCCGCCGCTCCAGCGGTAGTCGCTGCCTGTTTCCGCGTTGAACGCGTCGATGCAACCGGCGGCGAACTCCGCGAATGCGCAGCCGTCCGGGTCGTCCTCCGGAAAGAACGAGTCATCCTGGTTTGGCTTGGTTTGGTTTTCTCTGGTTTGGCTTGTACTGGCTTGTACTGTATTGGCTTGTACTGTATTGGATTGGTTTATATAAGCACTGGTTTCAGGTTGCTCGAAACCACCTTGCGAAACTGGTTTCGCGTTGGTTTCCGAAACATCGAAACCAGTTTCCGGGTTTGGTTTCTCGTTGGTTTCCGGTTTGGTTTCCGGTTTGGCGGAACCGGTTTCCGCGTTGCCGCCGCCGTTGGTTTCGGCCTTCCGCTTATCCGCTTTCGGCGGCCTGCCGCCCTTCGACGCGCTCGCCCTCTTGGTCAGCGAGTTGTCCACGTCCTCGCGGATTGCCGTGAACAGCGCGGCCATGAGCGGCGAATCGAACTCCGGCTCCTCGCCGAGCGAGCCGTAGCGGACTATCGCAAGCGCGAACTCGGCCTGGTTCTCGGCCGGCAGGGCCTCCATGACCTCGCCGAACTTCTCGAACCACGTGAACGACCTCGCCATGTCGCACCTCCTTTAGAACGGGATATCCTCGTCGTAGACCTGCTCCGCCGCATCGAGCGCCGGCCCGGTGTGCAGATGCTGCACAGCTCCGCCCTGCTTGCTGGACATGAACTCCAGCTCGTCGACGACGACCTCCAGCTTGCTGCGGCGCTGACCATCGCGCTCCCACGAGCTGTAACGAAGCTTGCCCTCGATGGCCACTTTCGTGCCCTTCGTAAGGTAGGGCTGCAGCTTCTCGGCTCGGGTGCCGAACATGGTGCAGTCGACGAAGTTCGGGTAGTCCTCCCATTCACCGGTCTGCTGGTTCTTGCGGCGGTCGTTGACCGCCACGCCGAACCCCAGGATTGCCATGCCGCTCTGCGTGGAGCGGACCTCTGCGTCGCGGGTGAGGTTCCCGCTAATCATCACTCGGTTGATGCTCATCTATCATCCTTCCGCCCATTGAAGGGCCGCTATCTCCGATGGGGTCATGACGTCGATGCCCTGGGCCTCGCACTCGTCCCTCATGCCGTTGACGAGCCGCGAGAACTCCGCGGAGTCCATCTTCGACGACCCCTTGTAGACCTTGACCAGGCGCATGGGCCTGCCGCCCACCTGGCGCGCAGGCCCCGCGTCGTAGTGCTCGAAGTAATCGCCGAGCGGCACGCGGGCGTCCACCTCGAACGCCTCGCACGAGCCGTAGTCGCGCAGCATCCCCAGATGCACCTCGGAATCGGCCATGCCAAGCTTCGCCGCCAGGCGGTTGAGCATGGCCCAGTAGTAGGCGTTCTGGGTCAGCGTGCGGCGCCTGCGCACGTCGCTGACGACGTACTCCCGCGAGCCGTCGGCCCGCATCAGCGCCGCTATGCACCGGGCCTTGTCCCCGCGCGCCAGCTCGGCCATGCTAGGCCGCCTCTGCGGCGTGCCCGCCGTAGCTTCGCGCCATCTCCTCGAACCACTGCGCCGTGTAGCCCAGCTCCGTCAGGCGCGCCTCGTCGCGGTCCATCGGTATCTGCTGGGCCTGCCACTCGGCCTGCGCGCGTGCGTCCAGCTCCTCGCCTTCGAGGCCGGTCGTCGCGGCGCACCATGCGCGCATCGCCTTCCACAGGTCGTTGCGCGCCTCCATCAGGCTCGGCGGCTCGATGACCTCGGCCTCGACCTCGACGGGCGGCTCGGCTTGCTCGTCCTGCGCCTCGACGCCCATCTCCGCCGCGTCGTAGAGGCCCTGGAACTCGTCCGGGAACGCCTCGCGCAGCGCGTGCACCATGGCCACCTTGCGAATCATCGTGCCGGGCATCTTCGCCCAGCTGCCTCCCAGCTTGCCGTCCTTGCGGCGGTTGGCGTACTCCTCGAAGGCCACGCTGTCGTAGATGGGCACGTCGTATCCCTCGACGAACACCTTGCACCAGCCGCCGACGACCGTCTCGCCGGGCAGCACCATGGAGCCTTCGCGCTCCTTGCCCTTGCCGTCGCGGGTGACGAAGATGCCCGCCTGCATGCCCTTGAAGCGCGGGTTCGCCTGCGCGCGCTTCGTGTACACGTCCTTGCCCACGACCAGCGACGCGGGCTTGTCCCCGTACTTCACCAGGTACGCCTCGCGGATGAAGGGGTTGAGCCGCTGCGCCTTGCACAGCTCCACGAACAGCTTCACCTCGCGCTGCGTGACCGCCGGGTTGTCGCAGAACACCCTCACGACGTCAACGTCCGTGATCGTTATCTCCTGCCCCGACGCGTCCTTGTACTTAGCCAGCTCCTTGGCCATCTCTCACGCCTCCTGAATCCTGCACATGCGGTCGGCCTCGTGGCCCCGCATCCATTCCTCGACCATCGCGCGGGCCGTCCTGAGCGGCCCGGCGTACGCCTCGTGGTCAATCTCCCATTCGCCCTCGGCGTCCAGGGCGTAGAACGTCACGTCCATTCGCGCTCCTCCGTTATCTCGATGCGCCACCAGCGGGCGGGGAGCCCGCCGTCGCCCACGAACTCGACCTGCTCTCGGCAAGCCTCGGCGAAGCTCCCGCGCTCGCCCCGGTAGACAAGCGTCTCCACGCCGTCCTCGTCGACGGCGTACAGGCTCAATCGCCAGGAGCTCATGCACCTGCTTCGAGCAGCTTCAGGGCGCCGCCGCCGTCGGCGATGCGCGTGCCGAACGCATCGAGCACCGCCTGCGAATCGGGGATGCGGACCGCCGCGCCCTTGACGCGCTTCGGCTCCCACTCGGCCCACTCGACCAGCTCCGCGGTGTCCTTGTCCGCCACCAGGCCGGCCACCGCAGTGAAGTGCTCCTCCCAGCCCTTCGCCGGGACCTCGACCGTCAGGCCCTTGGCCCTCAGCGCCTCGATGGCCTTGCCCATGTCGGTGATGACCGGTCCGGGCTTGCTGTAGCTCGCCCCGACCTCGCCGACCTTCGCGCCGCCCACCAGGATGGGCCGGCGGTCGCTCTCGCCGTCCATGGCCTGCGCGACCATCGCGGCGCACGCGGCGCCCTTGGCCTCCTTGGCCTTCGCGGCCACGGTCTTGTCGACCGCCACCACCAGCGCCAGATACTCGTCGTTCGTCAGCTTCTCCATGCTGGAACCTCCTCTGTGACGCCACCTTTACCATCGGTGACGATGAATCAACTGGTAGACATTCCGGCCACTCCCTCCGCCGCCCTGCGCAAGCTGCGCGAGGGCCTTTCGGAGTGCGGCCTGTTCGTCTTCTCCGCCCCGTGCAAGGGGCTTTGCCTGGCCGCGCTCTTCGCGCAACCGGCGCTCGCGCAGCTCAAGCGCGAGTTTCTTCTGCATCCGGCCAGAACCGCTGCCGGGCTGTTATCGTGGCTGCTCTGCTCCGCCATCCCCACGGCCTCGTTCTATGTCGAGGCGATTCGAAACCTTCTTTAGCGTCAGCGCTATGAAGAACAGGTTGCCGACGACGGCGGCCATGAACAGCAAAAACAGGCGCTCCATGCCGTCCCCCTATCCGATGCACGCGAACACTGCCATGGCCGCGATCCATGCGGACATGCC